AACGGAAGATGTAGCGTGGCAGGAGTCGCTGACGATCGCCCAGCATATGCTAAACGGCAAGGAGAACGGCTACCGAGGACTCACGGAAGGGGCTACTCACTATCATGCTTACGACATTGACCCACCCCTGTGGACTAAAGGTCGGGATGTGCGGATGATTGGGCGTATCGGTGACCATATCTTTTACAGGTGGCAATGAGTGAAGAGGAAAGTCAAGTACCAAAAGAGAGGGCTGTTAACATACAGCCATTTCCACGAGATGTTTGCCGACCCCGTTAAGCCGTTGTCGCAGGACAAGCGGGTAGGCTACTTGATTAAGATATACGAGGGTTTAGACGCGTTAGACAACATGATGCACCCGGAAGACCACCACTGGCAGAACGTAGCGGATGCAGTGAATATGCTGACAACATTGGTTACCGATATGGCGGTAATGGAAGACCCTACCGGTGTGATACGGGATGCAACCAAGACGCTGCATGGCGCATGGAAACGAGAGCAGTCACTTGGGTATAACACGCTGGATGAGCTTGAGGTTGAGGCACTACGCACAGCCGTGGCGGAGTATGCTGCGGTGATTGAGACATTGCCGGAACGCGCGATGGTGCGGTGCCACAGGCTGACGGAGAAAAGGATGCAGGAGATATTAAACGGCAAACGCCGTGAAGGGGATTTAGTTATATGACAATTGGGGAAGAGACAGAATGTTGATAGCAGACACACCGTACCAGCAGGTCTTGATTAGGAATGAGTTCTTTTACAATGAGCAGCAAGGACATGGCGAGTACACGAAGGCTGTTGTTTTTGGTTGTCGTGCAGAGCCAGCAAGGGCACCTATGTTTCAGGTTATGACAGAACACGGCGCACAATGGGCTAGAGTACCTATACATATGATTGTAACTAAACCCTGCGAGACATTGCCAGTAAGTGTCGTGAGCTGGTGGGATAATTATGGTTACAGTTTTGCGGTGCTTGAGTTTGTATTTTTACGGGGGTTCAGCTGTACAGCACTGGGGCGGGACAAGATAATCAGGAAAGGTAATTATCTGTTCACGATTGACTGGATGATTGACGGTTACAGCGAGACGCCAGATCAACATAAATGCCACCACGTAATTGCATTAGAAACCGGGCAGTGGATTGCCTACCCAAATAACAGGTTAGTATGGAACGATGAGAGTTGGATTAAACCTAACCCGCAGAAAGAATGGCGGTGTCCGACAAAAGTATATTCAGCAGAATCATAGCAGAGTTTAAACGGGTTAACTTTGGCTCCCGCTAAAAGCTGAAACTATTGGAGATAAAACCCAATGAAGGAAATAATTGAAGAAAGTATTGTAGTGTTGACTACAAAAATTACCGCTGATACTACGGCTGTTGATGCCCTACATTATACGCAAGCAATTTTAAACTTGGCTAATGCAGCGTTAACAATTGAAAGTATAAGGTAGTAAAGAATTCCCGCTGTATTCACTTGAGTACAGCGGGAAACTTATAACAACTAGAGGAGAGAACATGAGCATAAGAGATTTAACACCGTCGCACATACCCGCGGATGCGGAGAGGGAGTCTGGGTACATGTACTACAAGGTGATTAAGAAGGGCAGTCGTGTGATACCGTTGGTTTGGCTTAATGGGGAGTGGAAGAGGTCTACGACCAAACTAAGTGACGCTAATAGGATGGCGTTAATCAGACCATATACTGAGGAAGAAGGAGAAATAAGTGACAAAAATAACATGGTCTTACAGCAGTCTAAAAACGTTCGAGCAGTGTCCAAAAAAATATTACCACCTAAAGGTTCTCCAAGACGTAAAAGACACAGGCAGTCAAGCGACCCGGTACGGTAATGAGGTACATAAGGCAGCGGAGAAGTACATAAAGACAGGGACTCCCCTGCCGCCGAAGTTTAGTTTTGTACAAGATGTGCTAGACGTATTGAAGGACATACCGGGGGAGAAGCACTGTGAGGTAAGGCTGGGTATCAAGCGAACCGATAAGGGGTATGAGCCGTGTACGTTCTTTGCACCGGATGTGTGGTGGAGAGGTATAGGAGACTTAGTGATTGTTAATGGGAGTCTTGGGTTCTCTGTGGACTACAAGACAAGCAAGAACGCCAAGTATGCAGATACAAAACAGTTGGACATTCTGGCAGCTGCATTGTTTGTGCATTACCCAGAGCTGGAGAAGATTAAATCAGGATTAGTTTTTGTAGTCAGTAATGAGTTTATTAGGAAAGATCACCACGCAGATCAGCGGGATGAATATTTTGAATCTTTCGACCCACTGCTTGACAGATTAGAAGGAGCGTATGACACTGGTGTGTGGAACGCAAGCACAAGCCCCTTATGTGGGTACTGTCCAGTAACAAGTTGTGAACACAATAGGAGATGATGTTATGCCATACGTAAACAAACCAAGACCGTACAAGAAAGAATACGCGGAGTATCAGGGTACGGAAGAACAGAAGAAGAACCGTGCCAAACGCAACGCTGCACGTAGGAAGCTGGCGGCGAACGGTACAGTACATAAAGGTGACGGTAAAGATGTTGACCACACTAAGCCAATATCTAAGGGCGGCACAAACGACGGGAGTAACCTGCGTGTAAAGAGCAAGAAAACCAACCGTGGATTCAAACGTAACGCGGATGGGTCAGTGAAGTAAAACATAAACAACAAAGGAGGAGCAGATGAGCAAGCTGTACAACTATATTGTTTCGTTTTTCCGGTATTTTTTTTCGAAGGGGGAGTATGTATTTAAACCTAAGAAAAAATATCGTGATCGAATACAAACACTCTGGCCGTCTATAGTGGAACGCGTTGAACTATGGGAAGAATGTTATCGGGACACAACATGTGGAACAAAAATGTGCAGTTGGTACAACACAACCCCAGAAGAATTAAGAAAAACTATTCTTGAGTCCATACCGATTCACGGGGCGTATGCTTATACAGACGAAGCAATGGTAAGCGATAAAGTAGCGGAACAAGCTAGGATACCATTTAGCAACTTAAAAGGGTTATCCATGTCTTGTGTACATTTTGCTGTGGATATGGATGGCACGAATAAGACTGATAACTCACTACTCAACGAGTATGGCATATTGGTTTTTACAGCTAATCCAACGGACACCCTACCTAAAGGCTGGTTTGCTATGGACGAAGGTATGCTATACAACGTAAAACTTAGTCATTGGGCAAGGGGCGCGGGTCATTACATGACTGATACTGTAGTGGTGCTTACACCAGATAAAAGAGTACGCAATCTTTGGAGATACACGCAAACAGCACGCCAAATTAAATGCAAAAAGGGGGCGGGGTATGTCTCTATCCCGCGAGTTGGGTGGGAGCCTATGCTTCCAGATGTCAATCTAGTAAAGCATTTAGCGTTCTATTTATCCCTGTCTTTTGAAAGAAACGCGCATTGGGCTTGTACGGTACGTAGTGCAGGTGTGCCGCCGTTAGCTTTCCCTGTACTTGACCATGATATAGCTAGAGTTTTCCCTAAACGACAGAGAGACGGCGATGGGAAAATAGTACATTGGGCACGAACACATATCAGAAAAACCAAACAAGGTTTAACTTCTGTCAAAGCCCATATACGTGGCAACACATCTTGGGATATTGGCGGTAGGAGGGTAATGATCACTATGCCGGGGAAACACCACGATTTGCTAACAGAAATGAGCTCTGTTACGCGTAGTTCTGACAAGTTTAAAGTAGTACAAGACCCTATTACTGGGATTAACATACACGTCGCTACAGATAAGGTTATGAATGAAGGATTAAGTAGCGCCGTTATAACAGAACAAAGAGTAGAGATGCGAATCTAATGAAAAAACTAAAACCTTTAATGAGTAGTGAGTCAACTGAATGGGAAACCCCGGATGATTTCTTTACCGAGATGAACACCCTGTACGGGGCTTTTACTACCGACGTATGCGCTACACCAGAAAATGCTAAGTGCCCAGTGTATTACACAAAAGACACAAACGGGTTAACGCAGTCATGGTCTGGCATATGCTGGATGAATCCACCTTACGGTAGAGAGATTAAAGGTTGGATGAAGAAAGCCTACAACGAAAGTCTGCGGGGTGTACGTGTTGTATGTCTCGTACCTGCCAGAACGGATACGGTATGGTGGCACGACTACGCAATCAAAGGGCAGATAACGTTCATTAAGGGCAGGTTAAAATTTAAAGGGGCGAAACATAGCGCCCCCTTTCCATCGGCTGTTGTGGTGTTTAATTAATGGAAATAATAGATAACAAAGTTCTGATGCTACGTACACGGCAGCCAGAGACGTTAACAAAGCTGATACCCAAGAGCAAGATTATAAGTCAGGAAGACGACGTGTACCGTGTCGCTGTCAACTGGGGCTTAGAAGAGACGCAAGTACTTGCTAAGTTACGGGTGAAGGATGTCCCATCTACACTGAAGCGGGACTACCAGTGGACAGGCAGACTCAAACCGTTTGCCCACCAGAAAGATACCTCTGCGTTCCTGACGCTACATAATAAGGCGTTCTGTTTTAACGAGCAGGGTACAGGCAAAACCGCCAGCGTAATATGGGCAGCGGATTACCTAATGAAGATCGGGAAGATAAAACGTGTGCTGGTGATATGCCCACTGTCTATTATGAAGGCGGCATGGCAGCAAGACCTGTTCAAGTTTGCTATGCACCGGAGTGTTGGTATTGCGTATGGCGCATCTAAGGCTAGGGTTAAAGTCATAGAGTCCGGGGTTGAGTTCGTCATCATCAACTTTGACGGGGTGGGTATAGTAAAAGAAGCGATTATGCAGGGTGGGTTTGATTTAATCGTAGTTGACGAGGCGTCGGCATACAAGAACGTCGCTACCCAAAGATGGAAAACACTGCGGGATATATCTGCCAAGACAAAGTGGCTGTGGATGTTGACTGGTACGCCAGCAGCGCAGTCGCCCCTTGATGCCTACGGGCTGGCTAAGTTGGTTAACCCGGACAACACACCTAAATACTTCGGGGTCTTCAGGGACTCTATGATGTATAAAATATCCCAGTTTAAGTGGATACCCAAACCACTGGCACAGGAACGGGTGCATAACCTGCTCCAGCCAGCAATACGGTTTGAGCGTGACCAATGCCTAGACTTACCAGAGGTAACTTTCGTTGAGCGTGAAGCCCCACTAACAGCCCAGCAGAAAGCCATATACAAGAAGCTAAAGCAGGACATGTATGTTGAGGCAGCAGGGGAAGATATATCCGCTGTTAACGCTGCGGTACGAATAAACAAGCTGTTGCAGGTGTCATGTGGTGCGATCTACACGGATACAGGAGAGATTGTAGATCTCGACGTGGGCAACAGGCTGAGTGCCGTGCTTGAGGTGATCGAGGAGTCCTCGCACAAGGTGCTTGTCTTCGTGCCGTTCACCCACACTATAGACCTGCTGAAAAATTACCTAGATAAAAATAAAGTACCCTGTGATGTTATAAACGGGAAGGTATCCGTGAACAGACGTAGCGATATAGTAAAGAGATTTCAGGAGCAACCTGACCCCCATGTGTTAATCATACAACCACAAGCAGCATCGCATGGGCTTACCTTAACGGCGGCGAATACTATTATCTGGTATGCCCCGGTCACGAGTGTAGAAACGTACTTACAAGCTAACGCCCGCATCAATCGTCCCGGACAGAAGAACGCCATGACCATTGTGCATATAAAGGGTAGTGAGGTAGAGGCACGTTTATACAACATGTTGCAAAATAACATAACAAATCATTCAAAAATAATTGACCTATATCGACAAGAGATTATGGAAAGTATTTGACATTGTATTTTAACGTAGTAATATTAGTACCCCCACAACCAAGGAGCAAACTATGGAGCAGCTACAATTAGACTTAGGTGAGCCAGAAGGCAGCCCTAATCTGGATGCCCTCACCGCCATGTACATCAAGATACGCGACGTGGTGAGAGACAAAGAAGAGAAGCACGCGGAAGATATGCAGGAGTTGAAGGAACATCTTGATGCTGTCAGCGCACGTTTGTTAGAGGTATGCAACGAGCAGAACGCAGACAGTATACGTACGTCTTCCGGTACGATCTCACGCCGTATCCAGTCAAGGTATTGGACAACGGACTGGGAATCTATGTATGCCTTTATTGAGGAACATGCAGCACCGTTCCTGCTGGAGAAGCGTATACATAACGGCAACATGAAGGAGTTTCTTGAAGGTAACCCAGACGTGCTACCAATCGGGCTTCAAGCGGAGCGAAAATTTATAATCCAAGTACGTAAACCCAACGCCAAATAAGGAGGCAAACAATGAGCGACTTTTGGATGCAAGCAAATGAGTATGAGCAACAGGAATATGAAGAATGGCTCGATGAGCAAGCCATCATTGAAGAAGATCATCCCAGTGCCGAAAGCATTTTAAATAAACTAGACTATTTGAGGAAAGAAGATGAGTAACTTAACTATATTTAAGCAGCAAGATAAGTCCGTAAGCCACGTACAGCGTGAGAAGAGCGATTTTGCTAAGTCATTGGCAGCTACCAGCACGACCCGCCGTATACAGGCTAACATCAACGGCACGTTTAAACGGTTGGTAAACGGTGAGCAGCTTGGTAACGCCATCCGTGGTGAGGTCAACATAATCGTAATCAACGCGCTACCTAAAGTTTCCCGCACGTTCTATGAGCAGAGCTATGACCCGACCAAGGAAGCCACCCTGCCTGACTGCTGGTCAAACCAAGGCGATAAACCAGAAGCCGCCGCTTCCAATAGGCAGAGTGACTCTTGTGTATCGTGCCCACAGAACATCAAAGGTTCCGGGGACAACGGTGGTAGGGCTTGCCGATTCCAGCGCCGTATATCTGTACTGGTTGAAGGTGATACATCTGGGGATATATACCAGTTTAACGTACCCGCTAAGTCCCTGTTCGGTAAGGGTGAAGGCAACGTCCACCCGTTTGAAAGCTACATCAAGTTCCTTAACGGTAATGGTGAGTCGCTGGATAACGTGGTTACCAACGCCAGCTTTGACCTGAACGCCGATACGATGCAGCTAGTGTTTACCCCGTTGCGCAATACCACCGATGCAGAGTACGCGCTAGTGAAGGAAGCCCAGAAGCGTCCAGAATCTAGATCTTATACTATGCTGACGGTGGCTCAGACTGATGGGGTTAGAGCCCTGCCACCCGCCGCTATTGCTGCACCTAAACCTGCGCCAGTAGTAGTTGCCTCTGACGAGCCAGATGATGAAGAGGATGTACCGGCACCCGTAAAACGTCCGGGTAAAAAAGCAGCGGCTCCAATAGAGGGCAAGAATATCTTAGCCGACGCCGTAGAAGTATGGGGTAAGGGGGGCAAATGAAATACGGATATAGTTTAAGGATAGCAGACCTTAACAAGAAAGCGGATGGGTCACTGCTGGGTGTCAAGCTAGGTAGGTTATGTATAAAGAACAACGTCCCTGTTGTTGAGGTGTCTACCCTGCTAAAGGTATCTAGGCAGACGGTGTACAACTGGTTCACAGCCGACACTTATGTACATAAAGATCTGGCAGACGCTGTGAAGGAGTACGTAGCCGTACTTCAAGGTTAGTTGTAGGTAATCTAAACAAGAAACAAGGGGGGATAACTTCCCCCTTTAACCCCCCATCGCTAAAAAGAAGACAATATGACCGACAAAGACCTTTTAAGTACTGTCCAACCGGCTGATGGCTGGTTTGCGGTAGTTGGAATTAAAGGTAAGACTGTCGTACAAAAGTTTAAAGAGACAAGGGAAGAGGTAGACCAGCTAGTCAATAAGTATGTTGCCGAGGGGAGAGACGTATATTTTGGTGTCGCCAAGTACGCAACACCAGATAACAGAACAAAGGATAATGTAAAGTCCCTACGTTCCTTCTGGCTGGACATAGATTGCGGGGAGGGTAAGGCTATAGCTAACCCAACCACCGGTAGACCCGACGGCTACATAGATCAACAGGCTGGGGTGCGGGCACTGGGCGCGTTCTGTGAGTTAGTAGGGTTACCTAAACCAACACTTGTTAATTCTGGGCGCGGTATACACGCCTACTGGCCGCTGACCCGTGACATATCACGGGGAGAGTGGGAACCCGTAGCTGCTCGCCTGTTAAAGCTTTGTACCACACAAGACCTTTATGTAGATAACTCCGTGTTTGAGGTGGCGAGAATACTGCGCGTGCCGGGCACGTTGAATTTTAAGGACGACCCTCCTAAGCCTGTAACGGTGTTGCATTATGCTGACCCGCTAGATTATGAGGAGCTATGTGACCTGCTGGGTGTAGATCTGGGGGAAGAACCACAGGCAGAAGACAAGACCGAGAAGCCAGCGGATGTACCACAGGTAAGGCGGGAACTGAGCGACTTTGCCAAGTCGATGGTACAGAACACGGTGTCTAACTTCGGCAAGATAATGCGCCGTAGTATATCCGGCACAGGCTGCAACCAGCTGCTCGACGCCTATAAAACGAGGGATACGCTACCAGAACCACGGTGGTTTGATGCACTGTCTATTGCCAAGTTCTGCAACGACAAAGAAACGGCGATACACAACATGTCTCAAGGGCATGATGACTACGACTACAACGCAACCGAATATAAGATACAGCACATACTCGGCCCCCATACGTGTAGCCAGTTTGAGAAGCACAATCCGGGTGGTTGTGAGGGTTGCCCACACAGGGACAAGATAAAAAGCCCTATCCTGCTGGGCAAGGAGGTAGTTGCTGCCACGGAGGAAGACAGCGTACTAACGGAAGAGCCAGAGGTGGGAAGCGTAGAGCCGCCCATGGTACATAAAATACCGGAGTATCCGTTTCCGTTTGTCAGGGGTAAGACGGGTGGTGTATATTTCATACCCCAAGAAGAAGAAGTGGAACCTGTATGTGTGTACGAGAACGACCTATACGTGACCAAACGTATGCGGGATCCAAACGTGGGGGATGTTGTAGTTATTAAAGTACATATGCCACAGGACGGGGTAAAAGAATTTATTGTGGCGAACACAGATGCAACAGACCCCAATGAGTTACGTAAAGCGTTATCGTTCCAAGGGGTAATTACTTCCCCCAAGAAATTTAAACTACTCGCGGATTACATACACGCGTCCATAAAAGATTTACAACATAGAAAAAAGGCGGAGCTAATGAGACTACAATTCGGATGGGCTGACAGAGATAGTAAATTTATTATAGGTGACCGGGAAGTATCAAAGGACGGCGTATATCATAGCCCTCCATCCAGTGTCACCAAAGCAACAGCTGCATTTTTTGAGAAGGCAGGGTCATATGAGAAGTGGAGAGAAGTGTTCGCCCTATACGGTACTCCGGGGTTAGAGCCCCATGCGTTCGCGGCGTTGACTGCGTTTGGTTCCCCACTGTTAAAGTTTACCGGGCAGAGCGGGGCGATGATTAACCTTATTAACCCGATGTCAGGTACGGGTAAAACTACCATACTGCATATGATAAACAGTGTATATGGTAACCCCGATAAAATTGGTGCCACAGCAAAGGACACTATAGTAGCTAAGATCTTACTACTTGGCATCATGTGTAACTTGCCGTACACCATAGATGAAATGACAAACATGGGGCCTGAAGCCTTCTCTGATTTAATATATAGCATATCGCAGGGGCGGGATAAAAACCGTGGTAAGGGGTCAACAAATGAATTACGTATTAACTCAACCACATGGAACACTATAGCAATAGCCAGTTCCAACTCATCCTTTGCAGAAAAACTTACCAAGATCAAACGCGCCCCGGACGGCGAAACAATGCGGTTGTTGGAATACCCTGTCGGGTTTAGAGGTGCGCTCGATGTGGCATACGCCAAGAACATGTTTGACCGCCAGCTACTTGAAAACTACGGGCACGCGGGTGACATCTACGCGTCTTACTTGGTCAATAACCTAGAGGATGTTAAGTCTCTATTGTTAGTCACACAGAAGAAAATAGACCTTGAGATGAAGCTAACCCAGCGTGAGCGGTTCTGGTCGGCAATAGTAGCCTGTAACATAACCGGGGGCATCCTTGCAAAACGTATTGGTTTGATTGATTGGGATCTAAAGGCTATCTACTCATTTGCCACGGCATTGATTAAAGATTTACGCACTACCACAGCACCACCTGTAATGCCCGCTACTGACGTAGTAGGTAGCTACTGCAACAGATACTGCCAGAACATTCTATCCACGCATGACGAGATAGACGCCCGTACCAATCTGGCTATGCAGCCTATGCGCGAACCACGCGGTGAGTTATTGGTGCGGCACGAGATAGACACGCAGAAAATCTACATACTAGCCAAGTCGTTCAAGGACTACTGCATAGACAGCCAGACTAACTACCGGGATACGTTGAAGGAGTTAGGGGACTTAGGGCTGTATTTGGGCACACAAAAGAAGCGCATGTCAAAAGGTATGCCCCTAGTCTCGCTCCCTGTCCACGCGCTGGTGTTTGATAATAGCAACAACAAGCTGGTTGAATTAGAAACTTTGGAAAACCCTGTTGATGATAGTGGAGGGGGTTAGTTACCAGATAAGCTGGCGCAAGTTTAGGCGTGGTACGTCTATTTTTATACCCTGTTTGGATGGCACCAAGGCAAAGGAAGACGTGATGGTGGTGCTAAAAAGGTTGCGTATAGAGGTGGCACTACGGGTTTCGATTGAGGAGGGCATTCGGGGCTTGCGTATATGGCGGGTCTGATATAGTATCTGTCTTGGGAAGTTTGCTCCTTCCTGTTTGTCTCTCTTTGTTAGGTTGTACCCTTAAAACCCCGCCCTAAACCAGCGGGGTTTTTTTATTCCTCGGTAGCTTCTTCAGCCTCAAACAAATCATCCCATATAGATGATGCTTCATCCCACTCATCTCGTTCCTCTTGTACTTGGGATTCTAAGTTTCTATTGACGGTTAACCCAGCTATTTTTTCTCGGCTGATACGATTACGACGTTTGTAGGAAGCATTTAAGTCTTGTTGTCTTATAGGGTATCCGGGAAATTTAGCCCTATATTCCTCTATCTCTTCCTGTATACGTGCTAGGGCCTCAACATCGTTTTCCTTCCGCGCCCTATAGTTCCGGGTGTATATCTCTGACCGCAGCTCACTGGCGTAGCGATCCATTTTAGAAGATGCGGCATTCTTCTCTAATAACTGTATATAGTCAGCAGGGGGGAACCCAAGCCCTTGCATAATTGTTTCCCGAACATCTATAGGGGGTGCTATCTGATCCCCTGCTATGGTCTGAGGCCCTTCAGCGCTAAACCGTTGCGCTTTAAGGAGGTTACGGGCAAATGAGGGAGCCGCCGCCTCCATTCCACGCCGTATTTCACCTTGTCCAAGCAACTTCGCGCTTGTTTCAAACTGCGAGGCCATGCCTACCAACGGGCCACCAAGTTGCAGTGCAATCCTCCATATATAGGGGGAGTCTTTATCCACGTATGTCTCCCTAAATATGAAGTCGGAGAAACCTATGCGGGATGATATTGAAGACCCTAAGAGGTAACTGGCTAGACCCCCATATACTTTTTCACCCACCATTTTACGGGTTGCTGTCTCAAAGTCGTCTTCATCGTCGTCTGTAAATAGGTCATACAACAGAGCAAGCGACCCAAAGAAGGGCACCCCACCCACACCGGCAACAACTGCGGTGCTACCAAAAATACCCGCTAATTGCTGCCGTGCCATTTTCTTATCTTCGGCGGTACCGTATACACTATCCTGAGACAACTTTAACAAAATAGAGAAGGTGTTTAGGCTGTACCGCCTAAACAAGGAAGCAACTTTACCAAACCCTCCCCACGACTTACTAAATTCTGCGGCGGTCTGCGCCATCGTACCACTGTTAACCAGCTCCGTTACTAATACAGCCTCGTCAGCTGCGGCTAATTGCATTTCTGGTGTAATCCGCCCGGCTGTAAACGCGGCAGCCAACCCCGATACAGGTATTTTTAACTGTTTAGCTAGTTCTAACTGGTAAGTAGCCATTGCCGTAGTCTGTCGCAGAATCCGTTCCGACTGGGACATAAACCACCCGGACGCATGATTGTATTTAGCTAGTTTCCCGCCCAATGCGGTTGCGTAAACACCTAAATTTAATTCATCTTCTACTTCAGTCCTACCGAACTGGCCTAATTCTTTCATTCTGTTTTGCAGGGCAAAAAACATTTTTACCCCCGGAGGGATGTCAGCGCGGCTAAAATCATAATGCTCTAACCCTACTCTATATTTGTTCACATCAGGGGCAGCGAAAGACCCACTGTTCCTAAACACAGAGAACCCTACACCCATCGCCTTAGTGGTGTCTCCCCATGCTTTTTTATAGTTGGTGCCGCCAACAGCGTATTTTCCAGCAAGGTAGGGGTGTATCAACGTGCCGAAGGCAGATAAGTTAATAAAGAAGCCTGATACGTTAAACCCTAACCCGAAGTTAAACCCTATAGAGCTAGCTATTTTTGCCCAATCTTCAACCGTAGGGTTTAAGGCAAACTTAATATGTTCTTTTAGTTTGCTTGCGTAGAGATTTATTGTATCCGCATCGGGGGAGTATCGAGCCGTTTCCGCATACTCAGCCAGCTTAGTCTCTAACTTACGAAACTGCGTGTTGTATTTAAGCCTGCTTAAATGTGTCGCACTGGCGAACGCCTGCTGCTTAAGTGTGGAAACTACATCCACATACCCAAGGGTACCGGTACGTTCTTTGGCTAACCCTTTAAGGTACGCCTTCTCTGGCATACTATCGAGAAACAGAGCTAGTATATCGTCCTCTACTTCTTTTTTAACTTTATTATCTTCAAGTATTTTAAGCACGCTTTTTATGAAGCTGGTATCAGGTGCTCTATTCCTATAGTTTGTGTTATCGCCGCGGGTTGTGCGGGCGATAGAAGCTTGGTCAACGTTTTTCTTATCGGCAACAAGTTCAGCAAGACGTTTTTCCCTTACAAATTCACTGGTAAAAATTTCAAAATACAGTTCCTCCCTACCTGTTGAAGGGTCTATCGCGTTAAACGTAAGGAAATATTTACCATCCGGCCTGCCCAATTTCGCATATGGGTCGATATAGCCCAGAGCCATTAACTTGGCTTCTAAGTTTTTTGCTAGTATATCGGCTTGATTAGCGTCAACCCCTGCCGTTTCCAGTATCTTGTTTTTAAGTACGCTAAAATGCTCGTCTCGTATCTTCTTATAAGCATCGAATGTGTCACCGTATAACTTCCTACCTACGTCATCCAACTTATTGAGGTACTCACCCTGCAACGTCGCCCAGAGCTTTTTCTTATCAATGTCATTTTTGTATTTTTTCTCGGCTTCTTTATCTGTAAGCCGGGCGTCTACCTCTTCCCTTGTACTGGTGTTAACAAGGTCACTAAACTCTTTGTATTTTGTTTTATTATCCCCAGCCCATTTGGTTATAGACGCTGCGGTATCTGATAATATGGCGTGTATTCTTTTAGCGTACCCGTCCTGTTCTAGTATGGTCTTACTTATCTCAGTAGCCATAGGTATATATTTCTTGGCTATCTGCTCTAAAGGAATCAACGGGGTGAAGTGCATAACTATTTCTTTAGCAATACGTCCCCCCTTCCTAAGCGTTACTTCCAAGAAACTACGAGCTTGGAGACTACTTACTGAGGGGGTAGCCTCGAAGTTCACGTCAACCGGCGCCATATACAATTCCCCAGCAAAACGAGACTTTGGAGCAGGGGCCATTATGGATAATATCGCCCTATGTAACTCATCCATAGTTTTTATATCCTGCTGCTTAGAAGGTAGGCCAAGCAGGTTACGGACAAAGTTAGTTACCGTGTTTACGAACTTACCCCAAACAGATATTTTTTCGTTTGGTTGTAATAACATGGCAAGCTTTTGCTGGAATACTTTATTTGTAAACGCCTCAGCAACAAACTCATCCAGATTCTGTGCGCCGTAGGCGGTGCCTAGCTTGTCTTTTACTGCATTAAACAAGACTGTTAGCTGCCTAGTAACTGGGTGAGACGGGTTAGCCAGTACCGCAGAAACAGCGGCATGGGTCATTTCATGGAGGACAGCATGGCTGTTTATGCCGGTTTTAGAGTCCAGCTTTATAGTGTTGGTGTTAGGGTCAAACAGACCCGCAACAGGATTACCACTTTCATCTACCAGCCCGGTGACTACCTCAACCTTAGTACCACCTACTACCCTAAGTAACGCCCTAGCCATGAACCCTATGGATTTATTCTTTCCAGTGGCACCCAGCGCCTTCAGCGCACCTGCTAGATCCCCTGCGTTTAACGCGGCTACTACAGAGTCCTGTAGGGGGGCATCTATATTTTCCACTGCCTTAACGGTAAGTGGTTTTGGTGCTCTATTTTTATACTCTTCAAGAATATCGCCCGCACCAACACCGGTGTCTATGTCTTCAATATAGTCTTTATCGAAGTTTGCTTTGTTTCTCTCATTTAGCGCCGCATCAGCTAAAGGATTTTCTTTTACAACGGGTTCACCCTTTTTCTTTACGACGGATTTACCCTGCGCCTTCGCCTCCGCTTCTACAGCCCTAGCTTCCAACGCTTTTTCATAGGCGGCGTAGTTCTCATCATCTGTTTTAACTCTTGGCCTTTTGCCGGTAGGTTTAGGGGCATCAATTGTGTCTGGTGTAACCGTTGTTTTAGCCGGTGTAACCGGTGGTGGTGCTGTTTCAGCCGAGTCAAAGGAGGCATTTCTTGCTGCCTCGTTAAGTGCTTCTTGTTGGGCATCCTGCTCCTCGCTCTGACTCAGCCCTTGATTGTCGAACTCAGTAGTTGAGTCTTCCTGATCCCGCCCATAGAGATCTCCACCGTAAAATTCTTTCGCATAAGCTTCCGCACCTGCCGCTTCGGCACCTTTATCGGAATATACTCTCCTCCCTCTCAACTCTTGTTGAATTAAGTCCATCAACACATTAGGGTCGTAATCGCCCTGTTCGTTAACTGTAGGAAAACCTCTCTCCGCTAACGCCCTAGCCAATCCGTCAAGGTCGTTACCACCCCGCTTAACTACTGACTGGTTAAACCCAGTCCTCAACTTAAGGTCAGGAATATCAAAATCTGCTTCCGCCGCAGCCTCGGGGGACACCCCACCCAGTTTAGCGATAGCGGTCAACAGACTGTCTCCGTCTTTTATAACTTGAGCTTTCTTATACCGTTCTTTGGCAATTATAGATAAGGTGTCATCTTTTGTTATTATTCTGTCTGTTGGTGTTTCAACTGATGTAGCTGGTGTAGCTGGTGTAGCTGGTGTAGCTGGTGTAGCTGGTGTAGCCGGGGTAGCCGGGGTAGCCGGGGTAGCAACTTTTCCTTTTTTAGCCGGTATCCTTTTACCAAACAAGTCCATCTGGGCTTCAGGTATACCTTGTATTTGAGTCCTTATTAATTCATTGATGTTTGTACGAGCCATATTGGACACGCTTTTGTTTCTTGCGTACTCGCGGAGCGCATCTTGTACCTCAAGGGTATTTAAATCTTTACCAACCAAACTGCGTGTTTCGTTGCCACGTATAGGGGCTTTTTCCAGTACTCCTAATTTTTTTAGTAAATCGTCCGTTAGGATAAAAGGTGTGGGGGCAACGTCTTCCTCTATAGGGAGGGCACCTTTTTTAGCTAATCCCGGAAACGACGCCTGCCCCGGATTTTGCTTCTGCCGCACCCTAGTAGCAGCGGCTTCAAGGTCTTGGTTTTGGGATGCGTTTGGATCTACCTCACCATCTACAAGTGGGTCTAATTCGGCAAGTGGTTGGACTGGGGTTATGGGAGCAGCAGGTGCGGTTATCACCCCTATAGCCCGTTCAATTAACTTTTGTTCCGACGGCGTTATAGTTGTATCTGTAAACTTGGAACGTTTTAAGGCCGCAGAAAATGCTTCAGGTATAGATTCAGCGTAAGAGGCGTCAGCGTTTTCTATAATAGGTAATAGTAGTTTTCTACGGTTGGTCTCCGTCCGTAACTGTTGTGTTGCTCGCTGGGCAAGGCCTACAGTTTCTAAATCTGATTCGGCTCTAAGGGCTTTTAAATCTTGAGCACGTTGGGCTATTTCAGCTGCGTCATCCGCAAGTAGTTTTTCTATACTAACGGTTTCTGCTTCATCTATTGCTTTAGCTTCGGCGGCGGCCTTCGCTGCATCATCCTCCGCAATCATTCTTTCTATGTCGGCGGTTTCTTGCTGGTCAGCTTGTTGTATAATACTCTGCGCCCGTGCACGACCCTCAATGGCCCCAGCTCTAAGGGCCTCGTCTTCTACCAGCTTCTCCGCAGCCTCGGCTTGTAGGGCTTTAACATCTTCTTGGGCGAGGGCATCTGCTGCTTTAGTTTCCCCGGCTAATTTATCTCCAGCCGCCGTCTTAAGCGCACTTTGTTTGAGGGCAGCACTGGCACCACCCATAGGGGCACCAAGTAACGTAGCACCAATCGCTGCTTGTTTGTATTCTTCTTGGGCCTCTCCATCCGTAAGGGACAACCCGGCGTTCCACCGTTCAGCCGCTTGCTGGAAGATTTCTTGTGGTACTTCAAATGCTGCGCCCTTTCCTGCGCCTATCAGCACGCCTGTCTTGGTTACTTTATAGGCACCGTTAGCCACCGCGTCTTCTAGTAGCTTTCCTGTTTCTTTAACTACGGCCTCATCAGCTTCCCCAAATATATTCTTTAACCCGGGGAACTTACTAAATAGAGGTTTGAATAGTTTACCTACCGCATAATCAAGTGCGGTCTGTCCGGTGGCAGCAAGGGCGGCTTTACCCAACGAAACTGCTTCAGGTGTTTTACCTTCGACAGTAGCCTTCTCTTGCTCTTGAGCTTGGCGTAATAGGTTCTGAATAGTGTACTGCGTACCCATAGTAGCACCGGCAGCAGGTAGTCCCCCCACCCCGGTAGTAAGGGTAGCAACGGTTGCAGCGGCGGTTGGCGCTACTAACGCACCTAGTGATCCACCTGCCGTTTCTTTTAGTGCCCGCCAGTTTCTAGTAAGCCCACCTTCCATACCGAACCCACCCGCAGATTCGTATTTAGAATTCCCTGCGTCTATAAAGGCTTTCCGGTTTTCCTCGGTAGGGTTGGCAGTAAATGCAGCAGCTTCATCCGCTAGGCCAAGTGTCGCAGCCTGCTCAAAAAGGGAACTGAAGAACCCCGCCTGTTCTTTCTTAGGCTCTGCGGCAGTGAAGAATGGGGTTGTTTGAGATGTTTGTATCTGTTTTTGTAGCAAACCCGCCAGAACCATAGCCCCTTTGGTGTCGTTATTACTTTCAGCTTTTTTTATAGCTGTAAGTAGCTCCTGTCTAGTAGGCATGGGCAGCTCCTATTGAAGTCCATAACGACGAAGCACACCACTTTCTTCCTCTGTGGTGTCTGTTTCCCCGCCCAGCACCATGCTCATTGCTATATTCTGCAAATCTGCTTTTTGTTTTGGATCCGTTACACTTTCAATTAGAGATTTTATCAAACCCGCTCTTGCAGTTGGTGTAAGGTCTTTAGCGTTTTGGATAGCTATAAGTCTTGTAGCCACCGCAGGGTTGGATTCCATCAGGTCATATATGTTATCCGGCTTGCCTAAATTATCAATCTGCGCGGCTGTTAACTTGCTCCGGTCTAACCCTTCTTGTTTCTTCAACACCAGCTCTTGTGTTTTCAACGCCAGCTCTTGTTGTTTAAACACTTTCTCGGCGTCATCTTTCTCCAGACCTAGCGCAGTCTGGATCTGAGCGATCTTCATATCACGATCTTCCTTCTTACGGGTAGCCGTGGCCGCATTCTGCGCAGTACGTGCCTCAATAATTGCTGGCATAGTAGCCGCACCTGCTTCACCCACACCCCCTAAGAAGCTAGAATTTTTAGTGCCCGCTAAGTTAAGCCCAAACTGCATCAATGCTTCATACTTACGTTGTTCTTTATCCTTAGCCATTTCCTCGTCGGTCATAGCACCTGACGGGACACCCGCATACAACTCTTTAGCTTTAGCCATGTAATCTACTGGGGCTTCCCTTCTTGTCGGCATAGTAGACATGTCTACTTCTTGTATCTGGGCGAGTCCTTGTGGAGCTGATGGTTGTGGTAGCCCCGCTGGTTGTTCCTGTCGGTTGCCAAGATTTATAGTTGGCGCAAAACTGTTTTCATCTAGTTCAACATTACCCCCAAACAAAGTAGATGGAATCTCGGGTATTTTTTTACCTGCGGCGACGGCTTCTAGCTCGGGTTCACTAAGTTTTTCTAAATCATCTGTCTGTAAGACTTTTCCGTTGATCATAGCTTGCCTATGAATAGCCATTATAAGTCTAACTTTCCTTAGTGACATTTCCGCAGGTGGAGGGGCTGAATTCTTAAGCAAGAATGATTTGTTTTGCGTTGATAAAGCTCTTATTCCTTCTAGCCTTTGGTTTTCTTTTTCTTGGACAGACCCACCGGGCGTAAAATGCGCAATACCACCATGGGCATAGGAATCTTCATCATAGTAATCATCAGGCAGGTTTATGTTCATTAAGCCGCCGTTGGCTGCCGTCATGGTAGGAGGTGGTGGTTGTTGACTTTGTGTTGGATCCATAGGAGGTTGTTGTGGTGCAATACTGGCTAACCCTTGTGGTGCCTGTGACTTATTAACTAACTCTTGAAACACTGTATTAGGTGGTGCTTGGGGGGCTTTCATAGCCCTTTCTACTTCAGCTAAGGTCAAGGCTTTCAGCAATGGGTCAAGCCCCGGTATACCCGCTATCCGCTCTGAATCCCCCCGCATACGAACAGCCAGATCTTTAGCCTGCTTACCAAGATCACCTATAGGCTTTTCATCACCACCACCAACATCACCGCCAACACCACCCTCAGCAAGAGCAACCAGACCACCGTTGTTATACGAACGCATCTCACCACCAGCAGCGGCAAACGTCTTATATCCGCCATAAGCGGCGGCAGCGGTACCTGCTAACCCAGCTAAAGCAGAGGGAGCTTGCCCGTATTGTGTCATGGTCTTGTTTGGGGTCATGGGTAACCCTTGGATTATGCCCGCATACCGCCCAAGCTGATCCATCGGGTAGTCCCGCTGCCTCTGAAAATCATCGTAGGCGGTGTCTAACCTTGTTTGATCTAACCCACGCTGGGTTTCACCCACTGCGTTCTGGGCGTTGAGGCGCTGCATATCCGCCTGCTGCTGGGCAGTTCCAAATTGGTTGAGGCTCTGTGCTGCACTTAAACGCTGGTTTCCCGCATACTGCCGGGACTGTTCTGCTTGCCTCTGGGCATCCATACTATAGTTAGCCCCAAACTGCCGTTCTGCTGCTGCCGACTGTTCCGCCTGTGTCCTTTGGGTTGCCCCAAACTGACGGGACTGTTCTCTCTGCCGCTGGGCGTCCATACCGAAGTTAGCCCCAAACTGCCGTTCTCTTGCTGCCGATTCTTCCGCCCGTGACCTTTGATCCGCCCCGTACTGTCGGGACTGTTCTCTCTGTTTTTGAGCGTCCATACCGAAGTTAGCCCCAAACTGCTTCGCTCTCTCTTGCTCCTGTTGCGCTTGTAACTGCCTAGTTGAGCCAAACTGCCGGGATGCTTCTCTCTGTTTTTGAGCATCCATACCAAAATTTGCCCCAAACTGATTCGCCCGATCTTGCGCTTCTTGCGCTTGTAGCTGTCGGTTAGAGCCAAACTGCCGAGACTGTTCCGCTTGCCTTTGAGCCTCCATACCTTGACTTGACCCGAACTGCCGAGACTGTTCCGCTTGCCTTTGGGCCTCCATACTTTGGCTTCCACCAAACTGCCGAGACAGCTCGCCATACTGCTGCGCTTGCATCCTACGATCTTGTTCTGATCCAAACTGCTTCTGTGCCGCATCATAGGCTGATTGAAGCCCAGTGGCCTGAATACTCCCTAACTGGGTTCCCAAATTACGCTCACGTTCCATATTAGCCAAAAGCTGTCTAGAACCACCATAAGTACCTTGTCTTGCTGCACCGAGGTTTCCTGCTAACTGACTTTGTTTAGCATCACGTACAGCGGATTGTTTCTGTACGTCCACCACGTTCTGCATATAGGGCGACATGTACTGAGAAGCCATACCAGAGTTGTTAAAAGAGTTTGTATCAAACTGACCCGCAGCATAGTCGCCACCCGTGAATTGAGTCGGGTTATACCCACCATTGAATTGGCCTGTAGCGTAGTCGCCACCAGTGAATTGTGTCGGATTATAAGTGTTGTCAAATTGCCCCGTGCCGTAATCGCCTCCGGCAAACTGAGTTGCATCATACCCACCATCAAATTGGCCTGTACCGTAGTCTCCTCCGGTAAACTTAGCTTGGTCATACCCGCCATCAAACTGACCTGTACCGTAGTTGCCTCCGGTAAATTGAGCCTGATCATACCCGCCGTTAAATTGACCCGGGGTGTAATTGCCAGCCTCAGTAGCCATTTGGGTGGATGCGCCAAACTGACCCGGTGTGGTTAACCCCATTATCCCTTGCTGGGATTGTGTTTCGGCATCAGTAAAACCCGCTGTTCTCTGCCCGCCGTATGTCTGGTAGGGTCGGTTTGCTTCCCCTTGCGTGCGTGCTAGTACATCCTCAAAATAAGGTTTGGCATACGAGGGGATGTTCGTGTTCGTAGTGTTTTGGTATTGCACTTGCGGCTGTTTTTGTTTACTGGAACCCATATCTAAACTCCTATACCTGTTTCAGCCGCCGGAATTTCATACACGCAGCCTATTTGTTTATAACCGTCGTTCTTAAATATCTTAGCCCACCCGGGCCTGCCTATTGATTCTATCCCGTCGCAACCATTGTCATACGCCCAATGCTGTAATAACTCAAGCATAGGCCCTTTCCATCTATGGCCTTCAACACCACCAACAAAGGCTAGGTTAACGTACTTCTTCCGGGGGTATACAACAAAGTTCGTTACTACTGCCCCGTAGTCACACTCCCCATCAAACGCAACCCATAACTGGTGGTCGTAATCCGTTATAGATATTAGAATATCGTCTAACTCAAATCTGCCGTAAGTATACTGTATTGCACCGGCTAAGTGCCCTTTCACATGCTCCCAACACTCTACTACGTGCGCTGGAGGCACCATGGACACTTTAATCATTACGCCATAAGACCACGGGATAGACCTGTATCTTCACCTCTGTCCGCCGCCTTCCTTGCCTTATGCGCTTTATCCATAAGAGCATACAACTTGCCAGCCCCGCCCATTTCCTTTACTGCCCCCGGCGGCATCATAACCTCATCTCTTGCTACACGGGCTTCTTGCGTTCCACCTATATTGGCGTGGATAGAATCACTTACTCCGTCTCCGGGGCCATTTATAGGCACACCGCCTACACGACTTAGCGCCTCTTTCCCGGCATTACTGCTGCCGTTTCCTAGTTCAGAGACAGTACGGGCATCTAACACAAACGCGCCATCCTGCATATTCATCTCCCCGCCCGCCGCTGCCGTTGGGTACAAATCACGTACACCCCGTTGATTTAACAACCGGGAAGACGGCATGTAGCTAGGTGTGGGGTTAACGGTGTCAAAATACTGGAACTCGGAAGAATCATTCGGGTCACGAGCAGCAACCCCGTCGACTCCGGGGAACTGGGCTACTCTTGGTGTTGGCTCATACGGGCCAGCGTAGTTAGATTTCTCTTCTTCTGTATTGAACTTAGGCATGGAAGGAGTTGCCGCTTTAGAGATGCCTTGCAGTGCGCCCATACCCGCTACTTGTGGAGCATAGCTCCCTAGGTAGTTTTTACCACCTTTAAAAAGTGGTGCTTTTGCGGCGGCGGCAAATCTATCAGTAAACCCTGCGAGTCCTGATGATGGAGCCATAGTTGTTGCCGCATTAGCCAAGTTTGTCGAAACAGCCGATGGAACCACACTTGATGCCGCAGTAGTAGCGGCTGGAACAGCGGTACCCCCTAAGTTAGCTATGTTTGTTGAAATAGCCGAAGGAGCCACACTTGAGGCAGCGGGAACAGCAGTAGTAGCCGCGGTTTTAGCCGCAGTTCCTAGACCAAACCCACCAGCTATACTAGCGCCACCATAAGCGCCCAATCCAGCCATAAGACCTTGCTTCAGGGATCCACCCAAACCTTTGCCTTTAGAGAGACCCAACCCAGTAGAACCCCCACCCACCAACAATGCGGCCATGGGAGCGCCTATACCAGTAGCCATCAAAGCAGCCCCGGCAATCATAGGAAGTAGCTTCTTCAGGAACCCAGCTTCAGGAAGCCCCGTTTCCGGGTTTATAGTCAAAGACCCGCCGTGTGCCATAGCAAGCTGCTGTAGCCCATTAACTTCCCCGGGTGTCATGTGGATAAGAACGGTATCCTCGTCCCGACCCTTAGACTGCACCTGTTTTGCTATATCATGTAAGCTCATGTTCTGATTATCCTATTCTTTTTTTACAAAGTCACTGCTATTTGGCTACCCAGCCAGTATTGCTAATTCCTGACTCTTTGACATACAGCGTAGTGTTTGCACCGCCATCGAGCCTTGAATACAGCGATCCTACAGGCGCGGTTACAACTGCCTCTGGAGTGCCGTTCCCGGATAACCACAGTATCTGGTCAATGTAATATCCGCCGTTTATCCCTGTGCTTGACCTAAAATAGTCAGCCTGTACCGGGGTCTTAGAGTCGAGCCTGTTAAAGTAAAGCTCCAAGATCTTAACCAACTGCATCATATACTGCTGGTTATACTCCAATGTTGGAATAGGCAGGGGTGCGGCTTTGAATTTCTCCATCATCGGCTAACGCTCTCCATCTTCCCTGCCGTCAATACGGGGGTTACCTAACTGCCATTGCACCCCAAGGGCGGTAGATCTTACTTTTAGCGCCACTTGACGCGCCCTTAACCGCACATATATCTGGTCAGTAAAAGTGTCAACCTCAGTAACTCCTTGTGGGGCTGCGGCATTTGTTGAAATAACGTCTTCGGTGTCCTGTGCGTCTGTAGCGGTATTAAACGCCGAGCCGGGGAAGTTTCTAGACCGTATTTGGAATTCAACCGAGGGGGCAGCGGCTGTAGAGGTATTAAAGCCAATATCCGGGATAATTCGTTTGGTCAGAATAAACTTGTCTCCATCCCCTAAATCAAAGTCATTGGACTGTATATAGGACACCATAGCTGAAAGGTCGTCGTCTAAGCCTGTTTCATGGTCGTACATCGCGCCAATTTGATTGGTAAAATTGGTAGCAACAGCCTGCGGGTGAGGTTGTAAACTTGAGTCTATCCACGCGGTACGCTCCATTGTTCCATACATCCATAGCTTTTCTAAGTGGTTGTATATCACGTAGCGGTCATTGGTGTTACTAGGCCCGTTGCTAGGCCCACCTGTATTGCTTGGATAGAACCACCATACCTCATTAAAACCTTCGTTAGTGCCGCTGATTATTTGGTCAACTTGGTTGTAGTTTAGGTCGTTGTAGACGTAGTTACGTATAGTACAAGGCAGCGTCTCCAGCCGACCCGCATAGGCATAGAACTTATCTATACCCATCCAGTACACCACGTTATTAGCAACGGTCTTGGCGCGTGGGCTTATTATAGAGGTATTATCCGCGTATTCCTGCAACCCAAACACATCTGTTGTGCCTAAGAATGTGAGTGCGTATAGAGAAGAATCCGTCCAAACCAGAATTTCCTGCCGAGAAGCCAGCCCAGTAATAATGAATGAACCACGAGAAACACGTAAATCACCCGCAGAATTAGTTGTTAGGGGTTCCCACTGTCCGGGGTTATCTTGGTCTGCCCAGCGGATTAAGAGCGGATCATAGTCATCTGGATCGGTAGAAGGATAAGGCACCGCGCCCAAGGCAAGAAGATGCTTGTCGTTCTGGGATATTAAAAGCTGACCCACTTTAATAGGCACGTCAGCCGGGTCGTAGCCTTCATTGAAGGCGTAGTCTTGTAGGGTAATAGCCCGGGTTGCTAGGGCGGTAGACGGGTCGGGGTCAGTCCCACGCTCCCAATAATACGGAGCACCTTCACGTATGTTCATTACCAAGTCGTTGTCAAAGTTATCAAACCACCAGTCACGCTGAGGGAATAAAATTGGCACAGACCAACCATCACCCCAGCCGCCATCACCCCAAGGGCTTGCACCAAAGCCGTATCCGGATGTTCCGCCGGAGTAACCGGTGTCAATATCGTATTCCGCTACAGTTGCCCCGCCGCCAGCCAAAGTGTCATTTGCATTGGCGAATACCTCAGCCCCAGTAGTAGCATTTTTAGCCTTAATGGTATAGGAATTGACACCGATTACTGTGGCTATTTTGTAGCTTTGGTTTAGCACCGCAGCGGTTATGTTACCACCAGAAGAAAAAAGGTCGTTAGCGCCAGAGAAAGTGACGTAATTACCAGCCACAGCGTTAGAAGCCGCGTTTGTAACCGTTATAGTTGAAGACCCGTTGACAGCTGCAAAAGCGCTCGGGGCGGCCATGCTGGGGTCAGTGGCTCGCAGCGGGGTTATGTCAAATATATTGGTACCAACTTCTATGTAGACCTTCTCGTTTGTACCCAGCGCCATGAAGTTATCAGAAAAGGTAGTAACCCAGCTCCACATCTGACGGCACGTGCCTAAAATGTAGCTGCTCGTACCCACGGTAGCACCGGGTATGAGCTTCAGCCACCCACCCAGTTTCTGCGGATACCCTGAGAAAAACCGAATTTTGTTTGAATCCCACCAACCACCTTCACCGCTGTAGTTGGTCTGGTCTCTGTTTACTCCGGGTTTAAGCTGTACCTTGATAAATGCCATTACGCGACTAGCCCTTTGGTATAGGTTATTTTACCGGCCACTTTTGTCGCAGTCAGTGCTTCTTTCCTTAGATTATCAGATTTATAGG